TTCCAGTTCGGCGACCAGACGTTCGGGCTGACCATCGAAGACGCCGTGATTCTGGTGAACCACACCCTGAACGCCATTGAAATTCTGCGGCCGGCTCCTGGAGTGGTGGTGCAATGAAACTCCCTGCCCTGACCCGCGTTCCCACGCTCATGCGCCAGCTCTGGAGCGATCTGTGGTGGGGTGGAGGGCCGCAGGGCAGTAGCACGGCAGTCTGGGCCTGGGACGCATCGAAGGCCGGCACGCGCCTGAGCAAGTGGTGGCCCCCGCCCACGAATTTCATCACCTCGGCCAACCCGATTCTGCTCAAGAACCGCGCGCGCGACAGCTATCGCAATAACGCCTGGGCGCGCCGCGCCGTGGATCTGATGGTGGCCTACGTGGTTTCGACCGGCATCACGCCCCTGCTGAACACGACCGACACCGCGCTGCGCGCCCGTGTGCAGACCCTCTGGAGAAACTGGACCGACGAGAGCGACTTTACCGGCCGCGCCAGCTTCTACGGCCAGCAGGCCGACGCCTTCCGGGCATGTTTAATCGACGGCGAAGCGCTCGCCCTGATCCGGCCGGGGGAGAATCTACAGATTCAGATTCTGGCCAGCGAATTCCTGGATTATTCGCACGATAACGCCGTCGATATCCTGAACGGGATCCAGTACGACGCCGAAGGCCGGCGCACGGGTTACTGGCTCTACGAAAAGCTGCCGGCCGAGCCGCTCAACCCGGTCTCGCAGCTTATCCCTGCCGACCGCGTGGCCCATCTGTACGCGCCGCTGCAACCTGGCTTCGAGCGCGGTAGTAGCTGGCTCGCGCCCGCGCTGCTGCCGTTGTACGAACTACAGGGCTACATGGAAGCCAGCCTGGTGCGCGCCCGAACCGGTTCGCTGTTCGCCGGCTTCGTCCGCTCGGCCGACGGCACGCCGTTCCTGACGAACCCGGAGGGCGAGACGTCGTTCGAACCCGGCTCGATTGTACGTTTACGCCCAGGTGACGAGATGCAATTTTCCAATCCGCCCGATCCGACTTCCGGTTATCAGGCATTCGTCAGCACGCAATTGCACGCCATCAGCGCATCGTTGGGCTTGCCCTACGAGTACTGCTCGACGGACTTGAGCCAAATTACCTTCGCCAGCGGCCGCAGCGGCCTGCTGGCCTTCGAGCGCACCGCCGAACCGATCGTGCAGATGATCGCCTATCAGTTCTGCCGGCCGATCTGGCAGTGGTGGACGCGCATCATGGTGGCCGCAGCCGAACTGCCCGAGAGCGTGCTCGACACGCCCGTGAGATGGGTTGGAGTACCGATCAAAACCTTGGACTCCCGAATGGAAGTGCAGAGCACCGTGCAGGCCATCCGCGCCGGCCTGATGAGCCGCGCCGAGGCCGTGAATGGGACTGGCGTCGACATCACATCGCTCGATCTGGAGATCGCCGCCGACAATCAGCGCGCCGACGAGCTGGGTCTGATCTTCGACAGCGATCCGAGAAAAGTCACGGTGCAGGGACAAGAACAGAGTGGAGTGAGCTTCAATGGCACACCAAGCGAAACCGTCCAGTAAACTGCTCCTGCGTCAGGCCACGTTGACGCCGGCCACGTTCAACGCCGAGCGGCGTACGGTGGAAATCACCTGGAGTACCGGCGCTCCGGTATTGCGCCATGACTTCGAAGGGCCGTACGTGGAACGGCTCGACATGTCGCCCGACGCCGTGAATCTGAGTGCGCTCGACGGCGCGCCCGTGCTGAATTCGCATGATCGTTTCGACGTGCATCAGATCCTGGGCACCGTAGAAAACCCGCGTGTCGACGGCGAGCGCGGCGTGGCCACGGTGCGCTTTTCCGCGCGGCCCGATGTCCAGCCCATCGTGCGCGACGTGGCCGACGGCATTCTCTCGCGCGTCAGCGTGGGCTACAGCGTCGAGTCATGGGAGACTTCCAAGGACGCCAAAGGCCGGCGCACCAAGACCGCGACGGCCTGGACTCCCGCCGAAGTCAGCTTCACGGCCATCGGAGCCGATCCGGGCGCGAAAACGCGGAGCGTGGATATGCATATCGAAGATTCGGCCGAGACCGAAGACGAAGAGGAAGACGATCCCGAAGCGACCGATGAGGCCGACGATGAGGAAGCCGAGGGCGACGAGGAAGAAAGCGAGAAGACCATGCCTATGATGAGCAAATCGGCCGTGCCGAATCGAATCCGCAGAGCAGCCGGCTTGTTAGGCTTGAAGGGACCATTCGTAGAAGACCTGATCGCGCGCCCTGGCATCAGCGTCAGGGCCGCGAGCAGGGAGCTGCTCACTCATCTCTCCCAGAGCTCGCCGCGCATCGACGGCCGCGCCAGCGTGCTGCGCGACGAGCGCGACACCTTCATGGACAGAATGTGCAACGCCATGGCTCATCGCTCGAATCCCGCGATCCAGCTTCGCGAGGATGCGCGGCCCTGGGCCGATCGCCGGCTCTCCGACATCGGCAGGGAGTTCCTGCGCATCAACGGCGAGTCCACGCTGGGCAACGATAACGAGATTTTCCAAAGATGGGGCGCGCTGCACTCGACCACGGATTTCAGCAATTTCCTGGCGCAGTTTTTCAACAAGCAGCTTCTGGTCGCCTACAAAATCGCACCCAGTGGTCTGAAACTAGTTTCGCGCCGCTCGGCCGTGGCCGATTTCCGCCTGAAGCACATCTACCGCAATTCGCCGCAGGGACAACTCATGCAGGTTCTGCCGAACGGCGAATTCCAGAGAACCACGAAAGCCGACGTGGTCCCCGAGACGTATCAGGTGAACAGCTACGCCGCTGTGTTCGGAATCTCACGTCAGGCACTGGTGAACGACGATCTTGGGATTTTTAACGACATAGCCGCCCAGTTGAGCCTGCAGGCCGGCGAATTCGAGAACCAGCAGTTGGCCACCCTGTTGAACTCGAACCCGGTGATGAGCGATGGTAATCCGTTGTTTTCCGCGGCGCACAATAACCTGGCCGGCACTGGCGGCGCGATCGCCGATACCACCCTCACCTCCGCGCGTCTCGCGATGCGCTTGCAGACCAACCAGAACGGCCAGCCCATCGACGTGCGGCCGGCATATCTGGTTTCCCCGGCCACGCAGGAAACCACGGCGCAGAAGGGCTTGGCGGCGATCTATCCGACCCAGACCAATTACGTCAACGTGTTTACCGACTTCGTCACGCTGGTCATCGAGCCCCGCCTGGATCATCTCAACCAAACATTGCCCTGGTATCTCTTCGCCGACACAGCCGTGGTACCCGTGCTCGAATACAGCTATTTGAGCGGCTACGAAGGCCCGCGCGTCTTTACCCGCGTGGGCTTCGCTGGCGGCTCGGACATCGACGGAACCGAGGTGCTCTGCCAGCTCGACTTCGGATGCGGCGCGATCTCCTGGCAGGGCGCATATAAGAATCCAGGAGCTTAATCTATGAACGGAACGACTCCGCCCGATTACACCGCGATCGCCAACAAGATACTGAACCTGATCGGCGGCCCCATCGAAGTCGACACGCCGCAGCTCGGCAGAGTGGCTTATCCGCGGCCGGCCGAACTATATGCGGCGCTGAACTACATCAACATGGCCGCTCAACAGGCGGCCGGAACCGCCACGGCCGGCGTGTTCGTGGCCGTGTACGATCGCGGCCTGTGGCCGATCACGAGGTCTTTATGAAAAATTTCGTGCAGCCCGGGCAGTACGGCATCACCGTCACCGCGCCTGCGAATGTAATCGGCGGCCAGCTCGTCATCGTGGGCGAAATCGTGGGCGTAGCGGCATACGATGCCAGCTCGGGAGCGCAGCTCGAAATCAGCCCGGAAGGAATTTTCGACCTGGCGAAACTGACCACTGACGTTTACACCGCGGGGGCCAAAGCCATGGCCGATCCGGCTACGAACCTGATCAACGCGGCCGGCACGAAAGCGGTCGGTTGGATCATGACCGCCGCCGCCGCCGGCAGCACCACGGCGCGCGTCCGGCTGTGTCCGAGCGCGTGATCCGGTTCCACGCGACTGTACACGATAACGTACATCATCTGAGCATTTATGCCCATTTATTCCATTTGTGCATATTGCATTATCAGCAACTTACACATTCCACACACGCTTGCATAGTATGAGTCCTACCTGAGGAGCCAATTAAATCAATCACTTCCAGACAATTTGGAGGTGGGTGGGCTCCATCATCGATACGAACGTCGCGCCGCCTGAACCGCGGCGAGTAGAGCCACAGCAACAGACTACTTTATTGCCGACTCATCGACGACTATCTCTCCGATGCGGCCCCGCCGATCGCGGAGACGTAGGCAAACAACAGCCGCTCCTTCACTGCGTGCGGATCACAGCTTTTCTCAGTACCTCTGG